GTAATATAAATCAGCTAATTTTTCTGCTGACTTTTTAGCTTTTGTTTTAGAGACATTAAATTCTTTAGGAAAAACAACACCAGATCCGTTTTTTTCCCATGCAACCAAACTTACATTATAAGTTTTATTGCTAAAATGTTTCTCTACAATTATTTCATGTTCCATTATTATTTACCTCTCTTTCTTGTAAAATATCTAATTGGTCGTATTTTTTGGCCATCTCTTTCTACAGTTACAGACCAATTTTTATTTAACCATTCTAGGATATGCTTAGCTCTGTTTGGTGTTAGTTCCATTCTATTGGTTGAGTTTCCCTCTCCATCAGATATTTTTATACTAAAACCATATATGCCATTTACTAATCTTTTAAATTGGTTTTCTAAATATTCCTTATCTGTCATTATTTACCTCTCTTTATTAGTAAGTATGAAATATAAACAAACACAGATATAAAAATTATATCTGCACCATTAAGGCCAGATAAAAACATTATGCGACCTCAATATCGTTGTAGTATTCTTGATAATATTCAGGATCAAATAAAAGAAATTGATCCCAATCAACTTTAAAAAATTTATAATCGGTTAAACCACCTCTGGCATCTGCACCATTATGAATTGATAATGCTATAATATCGTTGTCGTAAAGATCATCACCAGAATGCAAATATTGTATGTCTTGTGATAAAACATTATCAAAGTTATAAGTGTAAACACAATGGATTTTGTCATGATGGGTTACAAACTCTAACATGAATTTTTCGACATCATGCCAAGTATTAGAACGGCCATTTGGGTTGTCAAATGCATGATATTTATTTTCATTAATCCAATCATTTAATTGATTTGTTAATGGTGTTAAATGTTCACATGATTCTACTAAATGATGATATAAAGATTTAGTGATAATAATATCTTTAGGATCTGATTTATCAAAATGTAACTCTTCTTCATTCATAAAATCTAAATGAGATTTTTTTTGATTGCGTTGCCAATGTCTGCCATTATCACCGCCTGAGTCTAAAAAATGCTGCCCTGTATTTTCGGTTAGCATTTCATAAATAGCTTGTTGCGTTTGTGTAGTCATTTTTTATCTCTCTTTCTTTCAATACATAGGTATTGATACAAAGGCCCAAAGGCCTTTATATAAATATCTAATAGTTGTCGTTTACCCAATTAACTAATTTCTCAATCATTGTTTGATTATCATCACCAATTACTACTAATGATTTGAAAAATTTTATAAACTCTTCGTCATCATGTAATAGGTAAGTATCGACAGTTGTTTGGCCAGATACGATATTAATAATATTTGAATTTGACATTCTTAACATTACAAGCTCATTTCTTTTTGAGTAAAGGTATAGCCAATCTCTTTTAATTTTTGTATTGCGAATTGGCTAAATGTTTTTTGATTGGTAATCTGACAAAGTTTCTTCGCTTTGTCACAGACTGGATATATTAGATCGTTACCATATACAGTCTTAAGTTCTATTATTAAGTTCATATTATATCTCTCTTTCATAGTATAAGTTGAATATATATAAATATAATTACAAATCAAGAAAAAAAATTAAATAAATAGAAAAAAAAGTAAAATAAAAGAAATTAAATTAATAATAAAATATGTATAATTTGGCCCAAATTCCCACCAATTAAAAACAAAATATTACTTATTAATGAATAATTACTTAAATCTATATAAGAACCAATCTATCAAGCTAAGTATAAGAACTAAGGCAATAATATTAAATATCATTGATATAACTAGATTATGCTATGTTTATGTTTCTTTTTATGTAAGGGGTTATATAAAATAGCTATATAGTTTAAACAAAGCCTATAAGGACCATAAACAACAAATAATATTGTAAATAATTGTAATTTGTCCGTATTTTGTCCAATAAATATTGCTAGAATTGTTGTATATCAACAATAAGAACATACTTGACAAATATATGCAGTCAAAAACCTAAAATAATTTGTAAAATTTTTTGCGACACACCCCATCGCATTTATTTTTATAATTATACTACCCAATACAACACAGAACACATCTCTCTAAAGGCTTGGTGCAGATGAGAAGAATCGAACTTCCTACTTCTTCCATGTCAAGGAAACACTCTACCAATGAGTTACATCTGCATGACTGATTTATAACATGATTGAGTTTACAAAAAACAAAAAAGACATACCAGAGGGTAAATTACATAGTGAATTTACTATATTGAGCTGGGATAGACTAAAAGAAATGCAGAATAGAGTTTGTCTCTATTGCGATGCTTGGGGAACTTTTGCTATACAACCCAAAGACGCATACAGACAGTATTATTTTTTATGTGGAGATCATTATTCAGGTGAGAAAACAAAAAAACCTTAGGGTTTTATCTTTAGGTGCTGGGGTGCAGTCAAGTGCATTAGCTCTTATGATTGAAAAAGGTGAAGTACCTATGGTTGATTGTGCTATATTTGCTGATGTAGGTGCAGAACCTCAATTAGTTTACGATCACTTAGAGTATTTAAAAACACAACTGTCTTACCCAGTTTACAAAGTTCAATGGAGGAACTTAAAAGAAGATATTATATCTGCTTCTAAAGGCGAATATAAATCATTTTCAGCACCTTTTTTTACTAAGAATGTCGAAACCGAAAAAAAAGGAATGATGCGTAGAGTTTGTACTGCTGATTATAAAATTAAACCTGTACAACAAAAAATTAGAGAATTACTTGGTTATAGTAAAGGTGAGAGAGTACAAAAAGACACTAAAGTAGAAATGTTAATGGGTATTTCTTATGATGAAATGATAAGAATGAAAATTAACACGATTAAATATATTGAAAATATTTATCCACTTGTTGAAAAAGCGATACGAAGAAATCATTGTATTGATTGGATAGAAAAAAATAATTATAAAACACCACCACGATCAGCTTGTACTTTTTGCCCATATCATTCAAACACAGAATGGAAAAGAATTAAAGAAAACGAAGAGGAATGGAACGAGGTAATTCTTATTGATAAAATGATAAGAGAACAAGAGAAGTTTAAAAATTCAAAATCTGGATCTGTTAAAGATTTACTATATCTACATAGAGATTGTAAACCAATAGACGAAGTAGATTTTCGAAGTGCAGAAGAAAAAGGACAAGGAAATTTGTTTGAAGATTTTGGTCAACTAGATAATTGCGAAGGTATGTGTGGAGTATGAGTGTTAAAAAAAAGAAGTCAAAAGCAAAACTTGATGTTTTTGCGGTGATGGTGCAAGAACTACAAGAAAAAACACCAGTCAAGCAGAACTCAGGTAAGGGTGTTGTCAAAGACTCAACAATCGCAAGGTTACAAGACATCTATAAAAAGGATCAGAAAGACGATGTATGAATACAATCACGATTCCATACAAGCCTAGAGAACTTCAACAAGAAGTACATAAGAAATTACAACGATTTAATGTCCTAGTCTGTCATAGACGATTTGGAAAGACTGTTTTGACAGTCAATGAACTCATTAAGAAGTGCTTACAATGTAAGCTACCAAGACCACGCTATTATTATATAGCTCCGACCTATTCAATGGCCAAGAGAATAGCTTGGGATTATCTAAAGTATTACACATCAGTTTTACCGAACATGGATTACCATGAAACGGAACTAAGAGCCGAACTACCCAATGGTGGTAGAATACAGTTACTCGGTTGTGAGAGACCACAAACCCTTAAAGGACTTTACATCGATGGTGTTGTTCTTGATGAGGTTGCACAAATGCCTCCTAAAATGTGGACTGAAGTAATTAGACCAGCTCTGTCAGACAGAGAAGGCTTTATGATAGCGATTGGTACTCCCGCTGGTCATAATGCTTTCTTTGATCTGTATAATCATGGCAAACACAACGAGAATTGGTTTACTGCAAAGTTCAAAGCAAGTGAAACAAAGGTCGTTAAAGAAGAAGAATTAGAAGAAGCAAAAAAATTAATGCCGCCTGAGATATACGAGGCGGAATATGAATGTAGTTTTGAAAGCTCTGCTATCGGAGCAATCTATTCACAAGGTCTGAACAAAGCAGATGAAGATCAACGCATCACATCTGTTCCTTATGATCCTACGATCAAGGTATCAACTTTTTGGGATCTAGGAATGGCAGACAAAACCTCTATATGGTTTTGTCAGCAAAAGGGAACAGCAATACACTTAATAGATTATTTTGAAGATAGTGGTGAGTCACTAGAATACTACGCTGGAGTTCTTGATAACAAAGGCTATGTCTATGACACTCACTATCTACCACACGATGCAAGTGTCAGAGAGATTGGAACAGGTAAGTCAAGAGTAGAAATAGCTCAATCACTAGGATTAGTGACAAGTATTGTACCAAAGATGAGCGTTGAAGATGGTATCAACGCAGTCAGAATGACACTTTCAAGGTGTTGGTTTG